TTCTTTTTTAAGAAAAGCTGTGTCATAACTTTGTATGACATGATGAAGTTTAGGTATATTCTCACCTTCATATTTTCTCCACCACTCTCTTTTAAGTATTGCCCCTTCTTCTGCTGTTGGATTTTGCATCCATTGAGCATTCCATTTAGCAACGGGTAGTGTTGCTTTTACTTTTTCTAATTCATCTAACTTCCAATACTCAGGCCAGACGGGAACTTGTTTTGATCCGTGGTCCATGATCGCCGGAAATTCGACCACGTCCCATTGATCCGCTTTCGCCTCACCTTGGTTTCTGATCAACATTCCTGTTAAATCTTTTGTTGACCAACGTGTCATAACTAAAATAATTTTTCCACCAGGTTGCAAACGTTGTCGTGGTCCTGATGTATACCACTCATAAGCAGACTCCATAGCATTAGGAGAAAGTGCATCTTGCTCCGAGTGCGGGTCGTCAATGATTAATAAGTCAGCACCCCGTCCGGTGATTGCACCGCCGACACCAGCTGCAAAATACTCACCACCTTGTGCTGTTTCCCACCTACCAGCGGCTTTGCTATCTTCTTGTAAACTTGTTTTAAAAATTTTAGAATAATCTTCCGAGTCAATTAGGTGCTTGGCTTTACGACCAAACCTAACGGCTAATTCTCCTGTGTGAGTTGCTTGAATGATCTTTAATTTTGGCTCACGGCCCACCATCCATGCCGGAAGTAGATAAGATGCAAATTCTGATTTAGTATGCCTCGGGGGCATGTTCACTATTAGACGATTAATTTTACCTGTAGCAAGATCATTAAATTTTTTTGCAATGTGCCTGTGATGGGACCCCTCTATAAAATCGGGCCATACACATTTAACAAAGGATAAAAAGTCTTCTTTAGCTTTATTTTGAATTCTTTTTTCTGCATGCATAACTCGCAATCTTTTAAATGTCTTTCTAACGTCTGCCGGAAGTTTACTAATGTCTACTTTATTTAAATTCATATAAAAATTTTATAAAATTTTTGCACCCTTATAAGATGTTCAAAATGTTTTTAACAGGATTAACAGTCTAAATCAAGCAATACAACCTGAAGTAGTGGGACCCCTTTATTAAAAAAAGGGGGGTGGGGTACAACCTGTGATTGATTATTGAGATTGGGTTAGGATCCGCTTAGAATTGTGGCGCGCGAGCGCCACAACCTATGGTTGACGATTAGTCTAGCAAGACCATGTATGCTTTAGCGTTGTGCTGCCTAAACCAATGTAAATCTTTATTTACTTTGTCCCATAGTTTAGATGCACCGTCGAAGCCTGCGGTCTTATCTTCTAGTGTTGCGGCTAACTCATTGATGAAGATTGCATCATGTTTGTTAGCTTCTTCTTTAGTTAACATAACAGATTCGCCATTGAATCTATTACGCCTTTCTTCTGTTCTGTTGTCTATGTTTGTTTTCATATTAGATATCCTATACTATCCTTTAATCATTGTCAACTCTTTTAATTATAGTATTTGTTGCCATATATGGTACTCGTTCACTTCCACCCTCGCCATTCCATTCATATCTATAACTCTCATACTTATTCTTTACAACCTTGATTGGTGTTTCGAGAGCCTCGCGCCTTGGTGCAAGTGCAACTATTCTATCTTTATGTTCGTTAAGAAAATCGAATAAACAATTTTGATTACAAAAATAAGCATATATACTTTGTCTAATATATTCGGTACCCAGTTTTATTTTAATAGTTCTCAATACTTTATTTCCTTTACTACCTCTCACTCTTGATTGTGTTTGTTGAGTATGGCAACTCGGACCATGGCACCAATTATAATTATTCATTTTCTTCCCTCAACTCTCCAATACATTTAGCATGGCTTTCTAAAACTTTTTCAAGTTTAGAAATCCTTTGTTCTAACTTGTCCAAGATTTTATGGTGTTGATATATTCTGTCTTTATTTTGTGCATGTAGTAAATCGTGGCTATCGTCTAACTGTGTCATTAAAATCTCACTTTCCAAGATGTAGTCGCATTTCTAAAGTTATCTGCCTCAATATCAAAGTAAGTGAATATTGCTTTTCCTTTTGCTGATGTCCAATATCTACAACCCTCAACCCATTTACCTAAACGGGTGATATGTTTTTTATCCTTATTAGAGTAGTAAGTTATTGTAAATTGTTTGTCGTTTTCCATTGTCTTTATCCTTTCTGTTATTCAGGGATAATCCCATAAATTATCCCTAAAGTAAATAGTCTATATGCCCAAAATGGGTTTAACTATTTTGTTGTTGTTTTTCATACAACAATCTTGCCTTTATTTTTTCCTCTCTTGTTTGCTCTCTCTTGTTCTTCATTCCTTTTATTCTATCAGCTAGATTTTTAGGATTGTAGATTACAAGTCCAGTAGAGTTAGTTCTAATTATTTCTGCATCTGAAATATTTAAACCAAGTTCTGTCGCAAGTTCAATTGCCTCGTCTAAATATTTATAACCTTTTAAACCAAGTTTAATTTCTTTCATTTGGTCTAAAATAGATTTAATCCAATTGTAATGTGCCATAACAAAAAGATTTTTTTGTCTTTTCCAATCAATCAAGAACATATACTCATCTTCATTACAAGCTATTGACCTGTCCCTACAATAATCTCTACCAATTAAATCTAATTGGTATTTCTCATTCCACTCCTTGCCATAACCAGTATCGTCATCACCAAGATATTTATTATTGTTGTCGCAATATTTTGTTTTGTGTGGGTTTTGATCTTTGCCCTCTTGTTCAATCAAAATATCAGGATTGCAATTATCTTGTGCTTTAAGTTCATCACGAAACAAAGCATAGCCATAAGCACTATCGTTTGAATGTCGCCAATCTGAATTGCTATCAACATCTAAACTACCATTTAATCTAAAATCAAAATGGCTTTCTATTGTTGCATCTTCAACTTTGGCATTGTTGTCGTAATCTCTTGTTTCTTTTTTTCCAAGATAATGAAAATGAAAGCAACTGTCTTTTGCAATCGTACTTACATTTTCAAACTTATCTTGTAGGTATCTTGCTTTAGCAACATCATCATCAGTATAATGTCGTCTAACTATTTTTTCTGCCATTTTCCATGCGTTGTCATTTATGTCAATCTGATCTGCTTTTAGATTGTCATAAGTTTGTTTTTCATGAGTATCTTCTTGTTCAAGATGCACTCTCATACGATTTGCAATCTTGTTCCGATACTCTTGGTTTAGTCTTATTCTACTCATTGTTTTTTTCCTTTCTATTTAGTCTTGTTTCAATATTATCATAATACCCTTTATCTAAAAGATATCTATATAAATTTTTACAAGTTTTAGGTGCTTTCTTATCATTGATAAAATTAAGCACTGCTTTAGCAAAAGAAGTAAAACCCGTCACTCTAGGATTAGTCATTAACATGCCCGTTAGTGCTTGTCTTTCTAGTGCTTGTAAAAGTAGTTCTTGTTGAAATGAATAACCACTTTCCATTGTTGTATCTGCTAGTTTCATATTTGCCTTTCTGTTTGTTTGCATGATTTGAAATTAACACTTGACAAAGGGATTGTCAAGGACTATATTGGATTTACTATTTATTAAGTTAAGTTAAACTACCTCTGATAATTGTAAGACCTCGTTTCTGGTTTCCGGTCGATAAATTTGCCAACCAGTGGGACAACTTCTGGTTGTGTTTTTTGGTAATTTACCTACCTTGTTAGCACAACTAGAACTGATCCCTGATCCACTAGCGATAGGAGATGTCCTATGCAAAATGCTAGCACTCGTTAGTGGATCTGGGATCAGAACTAGACGGCGCCCCACATAACCAAAAAGGGCTATATTATAGGTCGCGGTGTCACTCTGGAGAACGTCTCCTCATTGCACGTGTTGGAAGGAGATCGCCTACATGCTGTTCTAGTCCTGATCCCTGATCCAATGGTGAGAACTTGATCGCAAGGCCGGCACACTGTTGGATCTGGGATCAGCACGGAACTAGAGATATCTAGTAGCAATAGGTCAGACAGTTTAAGCGGTCTGATATTGCCTGATCAGGGCACTTTAGAATGATTCTAAGGTGCAAGCTGCAAGCCACAAGCAACAAGCGCTTGACATTGCTGTAGGATAATGTAGGTTAGAATTAGAAAGGAAACATATGCAAACAAAAAAAGAAAAACAATACCAAACAGCGTTAGACGCTACATTTACAAAGGAAGGTTATTTAAGAAGTAATCTTAATCCAAAGGACATTGCGGCAAGAGTTTACACAGCCGCGGAGATAGCTATCGGAGATGGTGGCTTTAGAGCAAAAGAGATTGTAGAAAACTTTGCTCAACTCATGGAGATGGACAGCGTAAGATATGCAAAACAAAGGAAGTTCTACGGATGAGTCGACAGCCGGGATCACAAAGTTTAAAAATATTAATCAACCATTGGCGCTGGCTCAGCGCCAATGGATATAAAAAAGAAGCTTCAAGCTGCAAGCTCCAAGCCGCAAGCTTGACAAGGAAGCTGTATCCTGTTATTGTGTCCTATAAACTAAAGGAGAAAGTATGCAAACAAAAGAAGCGTTAAAAATTATAGGCGGCTCATTGAGCAAGCCATCGAAAATGCCTGGCTGGTCTATCGGGTTACCTGCCAAGGAATGCAAGACAGGCTCCAAGCTCCAAGCTGTTAAGGGCTCTGTCTGTTATGACTGCTACGCTCTAAAAGGTTGTTACGTCTTCAAGGTTGTCCAGGATGCACAGTATCGAAGGCTGCGAGCTATCAAGGACCCCAGATGGGTTCTGGCAATGGCGCACTTGATCAACAGCAAAAAGCCGGACGTCTTCAGGTGGCATGATTCCGGAGATGTACAGGATTTAGATCATTTAAATAAAATTTATGAAGTCTGCAAGCTCACGCCTTCTAAGCGTCACTGGCTGCCAACCCGTGAAGCATGGATAAAGGACCACCTGGACAGGGCACCAGCCAATCTAGTCATCCGGTTCTCCGCTCCGATGGTCAACCAGCGGGCGCCTGAGTCGTGGCCCAACTCTTCAATGGTAGTCGACAAAGGTTTTCACACGTGCCCGGCCCCAGCTCAGGACAACGAGTGTCGAGACTGTAGACAATGTTGGGATCCTGCTGTAAAGGTGGTTAGTTATGGCAAGCACTAAAAGAATTAAACACAACGACCTGACGCATTACTTCATCAGGGACCATAAGGAGCTGCCGCGGGCCTACCTGCGGAAGTGTGAGAAGTTTTTCCAAACTATTCAGGACCGGTTAATTACAAAAAAAGATGCTGCATTTTTATTTAAGCACCAAGCAAGAAAGAAATTAAATTGATATGTGGAGACACCCAAAGTATTATAAAGAATTACGTAGACGTAATAAACTGGACCAGGCCATTAGCAAGCCAGAGCCGACGGGCCATGCACGCGTGCGCCCTGGTCCGGGCCTCAAGCCCCAAGCTTCAAGCTCCAAGCCAAGACTAGTTATAAGATCTGCGTGGAAGCTTCAAGCCCCAAGCTCCAAGCCGCAAGCCTCAAGCCCCGTGGCGCAAGGATCAAGCTTCAAGCCACAAGCGTCAAGCTCCAAGATTCTTTCTCCTTTGAACAAAAAGAATTGAGAAAGTTTAGAGGACCTTTGATCAAGGGCCTCTACCAAGATAAAACTATTCTTCGGATGTTTCACATGAAAAGAAATTTGGTGTGGTGAAAATCTAATTTTTTTACTTCGAGTTACTTTAAGTTCTAGAGTGAAAAAGTTCCCAAAAGTATTGTAGCCCAATAGATCAGGAGTGCCAAGTAAGCTATTGTTTTCAATCCTGACAAAGGAAATTCTATTAAAAGTTTTCTTAATTTTTTGATATAATTTTGCCTCTGGACCCATGTCTTTATCGAGGTAACAACCTCGTTCATTAATAGTCTTTTTGTAGCTTTTCCGGTAGTATAATACTAGATGGTTTTTGAGTTTTTAAAACTAATCTGTGTGCTGTGTGACCCACTTGTCCAACAATTGGAATAGAGTTTTCATGTACTTCTATCCTTCGTACATCATGTAATTTACCATTTACTTCAACAAAGATTGCCGCATTTTTTATTGCGTCCGATCCTTTTGTAAATGAATTTAAAAATTGTTGCATGTCTTGTACTCTCATTAAAGTCCTGCTTTTCTTAATTGCTCTCTATAGTCATTTACTTGTTGTGCAAGGTATTTATTGTCTCGCTTTAAATCAGTAAGCTGACTAGACAGTTCATCTATAATACTTTTACTGCCTCGAAGCTGATTTTGAGTTTTAATTAATTCCGATTCTTTCATTTTATATTCCCAAATTTCTTTCTTATGCTGCTCAATTAAAAATGTTAAATCTCCTGTTCCTCTATCGTCTGTCATAATTTAAATTCCTCATAAATAGTTAATGTTTATTAAAATTCTTACGTCCTGATCTGTACAAGTAGTGCTGCTGTGAGAATGAGAAGAGTCAAAGATTGAAACTTTATTGGCTACAGATTTTACTTTTCTGTTATCTTCTGTAAAAAGAGTAAACCCATCACACGTATTTACGTAGAGCACTAAAACTTTACATTCAAAAGTCTGATCCACATGAGATTCGTGTGTTAAAATTTCATGCGTTCTAGGATACATATTTACAGTAGCTTTAATTAAAGCTCGAGGGTTTAGTTTTATTAAGATAGGTTCCATAATTGGATTAAAAAAATCACTACGCTTTGAGCAATTCTCAAAAAGAGAATGCCTATGAAAATAAGAACCTACTGCATTATCTTCGCTGGTAGAAACACTATTGTGATAAAACCAAGGAAATTCCTTGCTTTGTGCAAAACCCGCTATTACCGCAAAATCTTCATCTTTTATGAAATTCTCCTGTATACTTATCATATATTGACTTTATAGGATAGTTACTCTAAAAAGTCAATAGTAGCCAGTCTGGACTAAATCCATTCATGGCTACATATTATGGAATTAACAGAAAAAGAACTGGCTAGAAAAGAAAAAATAAGAAGACATCTACAAGATCCTGACTACTATTCAGAAGAGATATTTGAGAAATCAAACACTATGTGTGAAGGAGGGTGTATGGATTTTATGACAGTAGAAGAAGAGGAAGCTGGATGGGGTATGTGTATGAGTTGTAAATTTGAGGCAATGAAATAATGGGATTACCAAAAAGATTAACAGAAATGCAACAACGTTTCGCCGAGTTTTTAGTATTCGGAGATGAAAACGGACCAGTAACTAAAACTGAAGCTGCTTTAAAAGCTGGCTACAGTCCAAAAAGAGCACGAGTTGAAGGAAGTGAATTAACAAATCCAAAATTAAGTCCTTTAGTTGTAAAACATATTGGAGAGCTAAAAGAAGAAAGACTTAAAAAACATGAAGTTAGTTATGAAGGACACATAGCAGAACTTGCTAGGTTGAGAGAAGCCGCTTTAAAGAAAGGAAGTTTTTCCAGCGCTGTAAATGCTGAAGCCAATAGGGGAAAAGCAGCAGGATTGTATATAGATAGAAAAATAATAAAAACAGGTAAATTAGAGGACCTATCAGAACAAGAGCTAGAAGCAAAAATGAAACAAATTTTAAACGACTACGAACCTCTTTTAAATGCAAAGACTGTTGAAGGTGAAGCAATTGAATCTCCTAAATCTTCTGAATCTTCCGAATCCACTGACGAGGAATCATCGTCCGATCCCCAAAAGTAAAAGTTCCATCATCTTCTTTATCGTAAGACGCAAATAATTTTATAGATTTTTTATCTTTAGAATATAACCAACCTTCATTAATAGGTCTTGCTAAAGACATCTTATCAAATTCTTTTTCATTCGCCCAGCCGGAGTCACTCACACAATCAATCCACTCCACTCGGACTTTCGGATAAGGTATATCGGGAGTTATAGAGGCAATAGCTTTTCTTCTTTTCCTAGGCATAAAATCTTCTAACATTCTTTTGCGACCCTTGCGACACCAAAAATATTTTTTATAGCGCTTGAGGGTATAAAATTCTTGAAAGTGTCGGGAAATGTCAAAAATGAGCTATAAGCGTTGGTATATATGACTAATAGTTGCGACACTAGGGGTATCGGAAGGGTGTCGCAAGGGTGTCGCAAGTGTCGCAAAATCAGACTAAAAGGTGAACAAATCGACTATTTTTTGGAAAATTTTTTAAAAAAAAGATTTCCCGACACCTCCCCGACACCTCCCCGACACCCTAGGTGTCGCAAAAAGTTGCCTTATTTTAAACTAATTTGCCTTTGTTTTGCCATAAAGTTTCCACAAAACTTCTGCTTTTTCTTCGCTCTCTGCAACAATATGTAACAATTTGTCAACTTCTCCAGTAATGTCAATATGTTCTGGAATAACTACTCCTTTTGTAATCATTTCTATTTTAAGAATAGCATCTTCTTTTTGTGCATCATATTTTTTCATTAATGCGTTAAGCATTTTTTCTGTCATTATAAATTGAACCTCCCATCTGTTCTGAATTCCAGCTTATCGGATGTGTCCATGATGCTAGTGTATATTTAGTACCTTTAAGCAACGGTCGCGCGCGATGCGGATGAGTTACTTGAGAAGGCCAAACCATACACCAACCTTTTGGAAGCGCTGAGTTATTCCATTCTTGACGTGGAAACTCTAACTCACAACCTTCAAAGTCTGTGTTAAGTTTAACGTTTAAAGTAAAAAGACTTGTATCGTTATGAATATCAACTTTTTGATTAACTCTAGAATATTTAATTATCATTGGTGAAAACCAACCTGCAACATTACAAGGAGAAAAATAACTATGCAAGATAGGACATATAAATTTTTTGTAATGCTCACAAAAATCTTCAAAAAGAAAATAACTAATTTTACTAAAAAATAAAGTATCCCATGGATAATCTTCAGTCATTTTATGACTATCACTTTTTCCGTAAACAATATCAGGAGAAAATTTATCTTTGTATTCTTTAGACATTTTAACTAATTCATCACAAAAATTTTCGGTGTAGAAAGGAGTCATTAGAATATCTTTGTATACTTTTATTTTTTTACCACACTCCGGGTGTATTCCTTTTTTATAATTAAATAACATTTTCTTTCTCATCAAATTTTAACTCATGATACATGTCTAATCTTTTTAAAAACTTATGTTTCCACGACCTTAAATCAGCCCCGGAAACTTTAAACTCTTGGTAATATAGGTCAGGAGTACATACCATTATTACACCTTGTTTAATTTGAGATTTATAAACATAGTCATGGGCCATGGCGTATGCAGCAATTTGTAAGAAATAGTCATCTATCCATTCTTCTCTCTTGGGTCGATTGCTTTGTTTAAAATCTACAATAGTTTCTAATCCATTGTGAAGACAAACCAAGTCAGTACTCCCAGCGTATAGCCCAGGATAATGCAATGTAACTTCAGAGCCGTAATACTCTTCAACCGGTGTAAGACCGATCTCAATAATTTTTTCGGCCATGGGCTTCGCCTCTTGTCCGATCCCTGTAAGATCATCGTACCCAACTCCTTGTATATAAGATTCCAAGAATTTGTGCATGGAAGTTCCCCGTTGAGAACTATAATTTTTGATTCGCTCTGCTTCTGCTTCTCCAACTTTGGCCTTCCAGTCTTTTAAAAATTGTTGATTTTTTGTTAGGCCTAATATCGTAGTTACAGACGGAAGTCTAGCTCCGAGTATATCATAGATCCGTGATCCATGGTCATCGATGCGTTTTCCTTCTATATAGTTGTATTTATTACTCTTTTTTATACTTCGCATTTGTCTTTCAATGTTATGATATTCTTCTATATCCTTATCTGACATCATTATAAAATAATAGCACCAAGTACAAATCCGATAACAAACCAAATAATCTCTGTCCTATAATGTAAAGACCAGACATTAAATTTAGATTTAATTTTATCAAAATCCATTTCTATCCTCCAATTTTTGTAGTTCTTTTTTTTCTTCTTCACTATAATCTTTGCTAACAAAACTTTTTTCAGTGTTAAGCACAGATCCTTTTTCACTCTTAAAGATTCTATCATAGTTTTCTTTATATTTCTTGGTAGGAATTCGAGATCTACCGTCCCATCCTAAACGTTTCTTTTTAGTCATTTTTCCTCCTTTATAAAGTCCATACTACATCCTCTCTAATCTTTTCAAAATCTATATTCCAAGATATAATAGTTTTTCTCCCTTCCACTTCTTGTGGGGCTGTTCGGTGCATAATATAACAGGGAAAGAAGATAAGGTCTCCTTCTTTTCCAGGGTTAATAAACTTCTTCCTATCAGGGTAAGACATAAATTCTGTTGGTGCGGATCCTTGGGGCATATCAACATAATATACTCCACTATAATTATTTGAGTGTACATGCCAATTATGGCAACTGTTTTTATCGTACTGTTGAAACCAAACCGTAATGATTCTTAGTTCACCATAACCCATTTCTCTTGCAGCTTTTAGTAAAAAATCTCTGAAATATTTTTCAAAGTATTTTACCCAAGGTCTATCAAAGTCATCCCCGTAATCAAAATCATGACGAGTTATGTGATTATTATAATAATCATCTAATTCTGCTTTTTGTGGTTTTGTTTTTGCTTCATTGATTAATCTTAATAACTCTGTCTTTATTTCTTTATGTTCTGCTAACTTAGAACGCAGTATCCAAGAATCAAATTTTATTCTTTCAAATTCCATTTTTTATTTTTTTTCCGTGACTTTGTCAAAAGACTCTCTAAATTTACCACGCCATCCGTATGGTCCGTGGTGCATGGTTGTTGAGTCTATGTTCGCATGTATTTTAAAGCCTGCTTTTCTTGCCAACTCGCAAAAAGCTATGTCTTCTCCTTTAAATAAATGATCCTTGAAGCTTGTATCAAAGAAGTTATACAAACACTTATCTGCAGGATCTTCTCCGGTCTTTTCCTCACCCATAATCTCAGCGTTAATATCTTCTTTCTTTTCTTTAGGAAACTTTATCTGTAAATCAGGTTTATCTTTCATAAGCTTTTCTAAAACATTTCTTTTTATCATCATCAGTCCTGTCGGACCGCTT